GCGGTTTATTTGCTTGGTGCCGAGGATCATGGTCTTTCTCCGGAGATAGTACGCAAATGTCATCACGTCGTTCAATTGAAGGGCGAAAGATCAATGAATATGGCCGTGGCTGGTTCTATCGTTTTATATCATAGGGAGGCTTTATGAATGGCCGTTGTGAAGGGACGGACACATGAAGTTTGAGGAAGCTCTTTACAACTTTCAAAGAGAACTGGCCGCAGAATACGGGTGTGGAACTGAAGGACTTGTAAAGATAGGATTAGAACCTGATCTATACCAAGCAATTATGATGGAAGCTTATCGAAAGACACCGTATTCCAGCTCGTTTAATATTGTTGATGCGGCAGAGCCTAAATTCATGAATGTAACTGTCGTGCCGAGAGAACGAAAGAAAGAGTTTTAACTTTATGGACGGAATTGCTGTAGTGGCAAGGTGTGCGGGAATTATGGCGAGCTCTGCAGGGCCACATACGGTTCGAAGCCTGCCGTCCATATTTATTGGTAGTCTTTGTTGGAGTGCATGAATGAGAGCTAATTATAAAAATCACCCGCAAAATTCAGGAAGGCCTATTCACGAAATATGTGGAAAACCAATGTTATGTGAAGATGAGCCAACGTGGTTAAACGGCGCTTCTGCTGAGTGGATCTTAAAGACATTCTGCCAATGTCCATCTAATGAAGAAATTCAAAAGCGCATCGATAAAGCCATTTCAGAGGCAAATGAATTATCTCATTTGAGGTTAAAATAGTCTTAGTACGATTGCATAAAGCGGGCCTGAGAGGGCCACGTAACCGCCCAGGCCCTGTATATCGACTTGGCTTAAATCTAATTTAAATTTACATGATTTGTCAAAAAGGAAACCCCTTGATCTGCGAGGAAACAAGGGGCTAGATGGACTTGCGATACATCTTGATGAACACAATTCTCATAAAAAGAATTCCAAATCAATCAAAATGTAAGCACGGTAGCTAAGAACCTGCCATTTCCATGTCTGGACGTTGACCAGCGTGAAGCGATAGCCAGTGATGGTTTTATCCCCAAGGAGTTGCATTCTCCTGAGGTGTGGCAAGGCAGGGGGGATTAGGTATATCGAGCCCTAAGGCGTTTAAGCTCGCTACGTCCACCGTGAACTCATAAGAGTTCGAAGAGAAACGATAAGCTTAGTTTGACCACTGAGCCGGACAGAAAACCGGCCCGGGTACGACTGAAAACTCGAACTTCTTGCTCTCTTTAATTAGGGGGTAGGGGGTTCTTTTGTCCCAATGCCGGGTTGACTGATTTGCGATTCAAAGAAACTCTCTCGCACGTTTATTAATAGTACTTCGAATCTTCTTTAAACAAGTTTTAACAATCTGGCTAACTCTGGATTCAGTAATATTATAAATCTTTGCTATTTCTTTTAAACTTAAATCTCCCCAATAATAAATTCTGATAATTGCTATTTCTCTTGTATTCAAACATTTAAATGATCCTTCTAGTTCTTGCTTAAGTTCATTATTGCTGACTAATTCAAATGCATTTTCTTGTTTCATGGCTTCACAAAAAAGTGATTTTCTTTCATGAAGTTCCAAAGCATAAAGATTGTCTGGGGACACTGTTATTGTATGTTTTTTATAAAGTTCAATTTTCTGGAATTCTTTTTTTGAAATGCCACTTATTTTTGAAATATCATCTTGAGAATATCTAATGCCTTTTGATTCGAAAAGATTTTTAGCAAAGTTTGTTTTTTTGACATTATCTAAATCTTGTCGAGATAAGACCATATTTTCTCTAAAGGCGTCTCTGATCGCACCTCTTATTCTAATGCTCGCATAAGTTGTAAATTTTAATTTTCGCGATTTATCGTATTTTTTAGCAGCATCCAGAAGTCCGATAACTCCGTAATGGCAAATATCTTCGAAACTGCCTTGATATGAATAAGATTTAACTTCTTTGGCTGCTATCAGCTTTACGAGATCCAAATTGTCAATAATGAGCTTTTCCCGCTCATCCATATTTAAACCGGTGCTGGAGCCGCTTCTTTATAGGCTGTGTTGAAATTAACTTTTACGATCAACTGACCACGGGATTTGACTCCCATTTTTCGGTAAATATTTGTCAGATGAAATTTGATCGTTTTTTCGGTGACGCATAATTTATCGGCCGCTTCTTTATTTGAGACACCTTTTGCGATCGTATCGACAACTTCCAGCTCTCGATCGCTAAGTTTGTATTGAGTTAAAAAATCTGCCATATACACCCCCTACTTTAATTACGGGGCAAAAAGCCTAGAAAAATCAACCTACTGCATTATTTTGATACAAAATCCGGTCTTTTTGCCTCAAGCTTTGATTATCCGGTGATTTCCATGGATGGATCCATCGGCCTACCGAGGAGATCTGTTTGGATGGATTCGGCTCGAAGAAATTCAAAGGCGAACAAGCCAAATGGTATAAAAGATTAAAATCCGAAGGTTTTGAGGACATCGAAAAATCTGGCGAGTTTTCAGGTAGGCGAGCTCTTTATCAAAATAGAACAAAAAATCAAATAAAACTCGATTTCTTTCTTCATTTGGACTGGCTTCTCACTTTTTATGAAGGAATGCCTGCTTTTGAACGAAAAGTGATGGCTCTTTATTCAGATGGCAAATATGTAAAGGATATCGTGAAACGTGTTAATGCATCCGATAAGCATGTCAGAAACGTCATAAAACGGTACAATTACTTGGTAAAAGCGATAATTCGCATGCTCACTAATACCGACAATGCGCTTTCTTTGAGACTAGTCAGTAACAAAGTCTCAGAGGACACAGCGAATGCAGAAGTCCGAGCACAAGATAAGGCCGCCTAAACCCAGTGATTTGAATTTTATATTTGCGACCTTTTCGACATCGATGAAACACGACTCAGATCTAGGCCGCTCGTGCCGATCGTCTGTCTTTTTCCCAAATTTCCAGAAAATCATAGATGATCTCCTTCAAAACTCACAAATTTTGGTTACCTGCTCAGTCGAAGAGGAAAACGCCATCATGGCATACCTCATCTATAGTCCCAATTTGATCCATTATGCGTTTACCCGGCCAGCCTTGAGAGAAAAGGGCCTAGCCCGGGAATTGGTAAATCAAGCGTTCCCTGGCGCCACCTCGCTGGCATTTAGCCTCAACACCAATCACGCAAAGAAAATATCAAGAACCCATCAACAACTTTTCCATGATCCATTCAGTTTATTCAAAAAAGGAGCATAGTATGGCAAAAAAGACACTACCTAAGGCCGTGGACATCGATGATATCGCGGTAGAAACGATGCCCGGCAATCCAGAACAGACTATTTCTGTCTCAAATGTGGAAAAACCTGTGGGTTATGTGGATAACTCAATTTCCTCTGAAAATCTCATCGGCCTAAAGGTAGCGCAAGTCGAATTCGGCGTAGGCGCCCATTTAATGGGTCAACATCTGACTTTATCTGCCTCTCGCGGTTCCTCCCTGGAAATTGCAGACAAAGGCATCCTCGCAAAAAGCAAATCAGGCCGCGTCTGCCTACTTCCTTGGTCAAATCTTAAGGTCGTAGAAATACTGCCGGCTAAGATCAGTTTGCGCACGGGCCGATTAAAATAAGGAAATATAATGGCAAAGGGAAGGCCCCCGGGCGCTCCAAACAAAGACAAACAGGCTTTGATTGATAAGGCGGCTGCCCTCGGCTGTGATCCTTTTACATTTCTTTGCATGGTAATGACCAATGATTGGAAGGGTCTCAAACTGAAACAGATCGAGGTTCCAATTAAAGAGACTGGGCTTGTGAGGCTTGAGGATCCGATGATCGCATTTGATCAGCGCTATGGGGCTGCCAAGGATCTGGCTCAATATCTCTATCCCAAAAGATCAAGTGTTAAGGTTTCAGCAGACGAAGAATCAGGTTTTAGAGTAATAATTGAAGATTTTACAATTAAGGATAAGAAGTGATTGAGCTAGTAATTCCTCTTCAGCCAAAGCAAAAGCTTTTCCTTAAAACTGTTGAGGAAACGCCAGTCACATTTTATGGTGGAGCAAAGGGAGGCGGGAAATCTGAGGGCTTAAGGATGATACAACTCCTGAGGCGTCTTAAATATCCTGGAAGCTATGGCGCAATTTTCCGAAAAACTTTTCCCGAGCTTGAAGGAAATCATATCCGCCCCCTGTTCTCCAGATATCCAATGCTCTCAAACTACTGGAACTCTTCAAAGAAAATACTCACTCTCCCCAATGGGTCAACTATTGAGTTCTGCTATTGTGAAAGCGAAGCCGATATCGACCGTTATCAAGGAAGGGAATTCCATGACCTCGCAATCGATGAAGCCGGGCAATGGACTGAAGCGATGGTTAGAAAACTACAAGGTTCGAATCGTAGTTCCAAGAACGGAATTCGAGCTCGGACATTACTCACCGGAAATCCTGGCGGAGTTGGTCACACCTGGCTCAAGAGGCTATTCATTGAGCGTCGTTATAATGAGCGGGAACGAGCCTCGGATTATGCATTTATTCAAGCTCTGGTCGATGACAATCCGGCTCTCATTCAAAATGATCCTGATTACGTTCATAGACTTAATACTGAGCCGAATGAGGCACTGAGAAAGGCTTATCGATATGGAAGCTGGGACATCCACGCGGGGCAGTTTTTTGGAGAGATTCGTCGAGAAGTTCATGTCATCAAACCGTTTGACATTCCATCACACTGGAATCGATTCGGAGCCTATGATTACGGATTTAATCATCCCGCTGCGTTCGGCTGGTTCGCTTGCGATGAAGATGGAAATGTTTATCTCTACAGAGAGTTTGTTAAGGCTCAACTCCGAGTCGATGAATATGCAAAGGAACTGAATAAATATGCAGACACATCAAATCTTGAATACATCGTTGCAGGATGGGACGCTTGGGTACAAAAAGGCGTTATCAAACATGGAAGTCCTCCAACTGTTGCAGAAGAATTCTCGAATCATGGCCTATTCCTCCGCAAAGCAGTCATTGATCGGATTCAAGGCGCTGCTCAGGTCAGAAAATTCCTGGCTTGGCAGAATCTATCTAATGGCAGCGATAAGCCTAAGTTCTTTATCTTTGACACTTGCCCGGCAAGCTTTGATGCACTCAATAGAATGCAAACTGACCCAGACAGAGTTGAAGATGTTCTTAAGCAAGACGCCACCGAAGGCGATCCGCTAACAGGTGACGATGCCTACGACATGACCAGATATGGATTGATGTCTAGGCCATGGGCTTCTGAACCAGCGAAAATTCCGATCAAACACAAATCCAAAGAATGGTTCGATGCCCAAGCTAAACGCATGGAAGATGAAATCGATCGTCAGGCAGAACAGCATAAAGCAATGGAAATGGAAAACGATACTTGGGCAGTCTCTGAGACAGAGAATGATCTAGATGCCATGAGATATTACATCAATAAGAAAAAGGGGATTGTATGAATACCAAAAAGCTTCAAGAAGCTCTCGAATTTGCTAAAGCCAATGCACTTACTTCAATACAAGTCGGAACCATCAAAATGGACATTCCACAAGAGACAAAACCAACAGAAGTCAAAATCCAAACTGATGATGAGCTTAAGAAGATCTTTGGCGCCGATGCAGATGTAACTAGCGAATATTCAGATGAGGAACTCCTATATTATGCAACTCCATATTTTGATGAACTCCAAGCAAAAAAGAAGCTAAGGCAAGAAGCCTTGCTTCAAGAAAAACAAGTCCGTGATGACAAGGATGTGAACAATGGCTAGCAAACCAATTTCCCGCAAGGATATGACCCAGACTGTAGACGGTAAAGTCACGCGCGAACCACAGAATGAGATGTCTGGACGTGGACGATTCTTTTGGTGGAAAAAGCGCGAAGAAGGCCAAGAAGATGAGCTGGCAAAAGAGATAGCAGCCACCATTCTATTCATGGATAAGCATGATACTGCTCATGCAACTCAGCTCGTAGTTTCAACTAGGCTTTATGGCAATTCAAATGCCTATAACCTTGTTGGTTCAAGCCTCTCTAGGGCAGCAAGTACTAGCTCAGGTAATATGGGCGGCGGTCGAATTAGTTTTAATCTATGTGCAAGTCTTACAGATACGTTGACGGCGCAGGTTGCAAAAAATAAGATCACTCCAATGTTTATCACTTCAGGCGGCATCTGGGGAATGCAGAAGAAAGCAGAGCTTCTAAATAAATTCATCGAAGGCGTATTTTATGAAAACAAATTCAATCAGAAAAAAACTTATGCCGCTCGTGATTCTTGTGTGTGGGGCGATGGCTTTGTTCATGTACATCGTACTGATGATGACCGTGTTGGAATTGAACGTCGACTCCCTCATAATTTCAAAGTAGACGCCGTCGAATGCATGGTGCGAGAAAAGCCATCGCAATTGCATTTTCTGGACATTGTTGATCGCGGTGTAGTCGAGGAAATGTTCTCAGACGAACCTGAAAAGATAAAATACATTCAAGATTGTCCTCAGTCTAGCGCTCAGACCATTGGAAGTGAAGGATCAGCAGCTGATCTAATCACAATCGTTGAATCATTCCATTTACGCTCTGGCAAGAAAGCTAAAGACGGTCTAAGAGTTATTACCCTTCCAGATATTGGCAAAACTCTAACCAAAGATAAATGGGATAAAGACTATTTCCCATACCCTAGGATTCAATATTCAAAGCGATTGCTGGGATAT